AATGCCGTTAGTCTAGAAGTCCCAAATAAAGTTGATTATGAGACAGGTAAGACTTGGGGAGATATCTATGATAAGGATTAACTATGGCTTATTTAAATGCAAACATACCAGTAACGTACGCACAAATAAGAAAAGAGTATCTATATGATTTACAAAAACATCATGGCGAAGTTGAAGATTGTATTATCTTTGGTATGTCAGCAATTACAGGTAAAGCAATTCTTTGGCACGCGATTATGGAAAATGGTGCGATCTTTTACAGACTACCTATCACAGCTTTTATTCAACGCGGATTTAAAGTTGAGGATGTTCCTAAACGTAGACTTGATGAGCTTCAGCTCTGGAATTGTTTTAGTTATTATCCTGCTGTTACTAATTGGGATATCTTAGACGGACAAGCTGGCAAATACATAGGTAAAGATAAAAAATGGCACCCAGGCAAGTATTTATTCACGGTTGACTTTGCCCACCCTGAAAGTAATATAGTAGACACGGATCATTCAGAGATACCGCATGAGCACAAATGCGCTCACATCATAGCCCTAGATGATGGGAACTATGCAGCGCAACCAAACAATCGATGTATATGGGATATACCTTCTTTTACTGTAAAAGATAATATTCCAGATTGGAAAGTGCAGACAAATGAATGGAACGTTGAAGATAGTAGAGCATGGCGGACAGAAGATACCGACAAGTTCTTTTATGAAATTGAGGAGAAGAAAAAATAGTATGAGGTATAATTATGGATTACAGATTTACAGCAATCCTAATAATATTGTTGGTTCTCTTGGCTATTTTTGGAGGCCCTAATGTCCAATAAAAAACCATTTAACATATCCGAAGAAGCTGCAGTGCAAATGCCGATGAAGACGGTTGCCTCTCTAATTATAATCGTTGCTCTGGGCACTATGGGCTATTTTCAGATTGTTGAAAGATTAAACATAGCTGACACTCGAATACAATTAATGGAAAAAGATTTAGCGGAAAACACGGAGTTTAGAATAAAATGGCCACGTGGCCAACTAGGTTCATTGCCCGCCGATTCGGAACAATTCATGATGATCGAGGATCTTTATAAGACCACGGATAAGTTAAACAAACACATAGAAAATATGGCTTTGAACAAAGTCAACATAGAATTTTTAAGAAAACAAATGGATAAAGTTTTAATAGACATTGAAAAATTAAAAGATGCAAATCGTGAAATGAAATACACAAATGGTAACGAACAATGATTGAAGCTGTAGTAGGATTATTAATGTTTATCAATGGAGAGATTAAAGAGGCACGTTTGCAAGACTCAATGGCTATGTGCCTTCGCGGGAAACGTGAAGCAGAAAGAACCTTTTCTGAATCTGTTACTTACAAATGTTGGAAAGGTAAAGCAGAGTTAGAGGATAATATAGATGGCTCAAAATCGATCAAAAAACTCATTATTGAATAAATTAAAAAAAATTAATAGGTTTGCACAAATGCTCAGAGATGATAGATTTAGGCAACATAGAATAAATAGTAAAAAAATATATAATAGGATAAAATATAAAAATGAAACTATCACGTAACTTTAGCCTCTCAGAGCTTATTAAATCAGACACAGCCATCAGGCATGGCATTGATAACAATCCTAACGCAGATCAAATAGAAAAATTAAAATTACTTTGTGAAAATATTCTTCAACCGGTACGTGACCATTTTGGCAGGGTAACGGTGACGAGCTGCTTTAGGTCCCCTCAGCTGTGTCAAAAAATTAATTCGTCGATCAATAGCCAACATACCCGTGCGGAGGCGGCGGACTTCGAAGTAATGGGCACGAGCAACGCTGAAGTCTTTGATTGGATCAAAGATAACTTAGACTGGGATCAAATGATACTTGAGTTCTATACTCCAGGTGAACCAAACAGCGGGTGGGTCCACTGTTCCTGGGTTGCTGAGAATCCACGTAAACAATTATTAAGAGCTTACCGAGAAGACGGTAGAACTAGATACAAACCTATTATTGGCAACGCTGTAGACTTAGTATGAAGAAAATACACTTTACATTAGGATCTATTGATACAGTAGTTGGTGTTTGTGAAAACTGTGAAGAAGATACAGTTTTAGTGGCTGTAGTTACAGATTATTATAGATGCACTAACTGTGGTGCGGATACCAGGCAACATATAAATGGTAGAATAAGATATATGCAACTATCTGAGGATGATAAACAATGGCTAAGAAGAAACCACTCTTCGGAGTAAATACATATAAAGGTTCAACTAGAAAGAAAAGACCAAGACGACATGCAAAAAAACCGAACAAAAAATTTTCACGAAAAAAGTATCGCGGACAAGGTCGTTGAGTTAGATCGGATCGCTAATCTTTGGAATAAGACCAAGGATCAGAAATACTACCTGAAGTGGTATAAAGATTTAAAGAAGCTGGCTCAAAGACTTCAGGCTTAATTCTATAACAATCAAATTTTAAATATATCCCGTGTTTATTTACTTCTTTTCTGCCTATTTCTTCCATCTTATCAAGGGATTTTTGATACCCATCCATTAAACAATCATAGCTATCCCCATAAGTTTCATCAAATGTATGAGGAGTAAGGCAGGTTTGAGCTACACTACTACACATTATAATTGTTAGTAAAAATTTCATTGACAGTCCCTTTAAATTTTAATAGGATATCCTACATTATATGTACAAAAGAAAGGTTATAAATGACAGACTTTAGCAAATATAAAAATGTTTCCTTATCAAAGGATACATATACTAAATTAGATAGTTTGAGAAGGGTCATAGTGCCCAACACTACGATATCTCGTGCTCAAACTGTTAACATTTTAGTTAATGAAAAGGTTGAAAAATTAAATGGCAAGTTATCAAAGGCTAAGAACAAGTGATGACTACGCACGGCCAGACCCAGAACTTAAACTTTGGAGGGCTGTGTTAGGTTTAGCTGCAGATGATGCTATTAAAGATAGATACAAATTTAATGAAGGTAGAAACATGATTGATCAAGCAAGATCTTGGTTCTTACAACCAACTTCAAACTTTGTGACTGTATGTTACTACGCAGGTTATGATCCTGGTTACATTAAATATAAGATGACGAAAGCAATAGAGAAACAAGAAAGGAAAGAAAATGGCAAAAAAGATATGTGAGGTATGTAAAGGTAACGGATTTGTTAGAGTGCCTTACGAGATAGCCAAAGAAGAACAATGGGCTGACTGTTCTTTTTGCAATAATCAAGGTGAAATAGAAACACATGATGAGGAGCAAGATGGAAAATACAATTGAAAGTTTGACCAAACAAAAAGAAATATTACAGTCTGCATGTAGAAGAGCGGGTGTAGAGATAAGAGAATTAAAGGATACAATCCAAAAGTTAGAAAAAATAGCAGCTCTTACCAGAGAAGATGTATTAAGTAGATTAAGAGATGCTGAAAACTATTTTAAAACAGATGATTATACGGAGGACAGATGAGACTAGCAATACTTGATGCATTAGAAAAAAAATACGAAGCTGAAATAGCTGCAGCTGATGCAACAATTAAAATATACCTGACTAACCCAGTCGGGATTGGTGAGCATCCACAACACCTAGAAGAGATAGATAAGTTGTTGCAGAAGATAGTTGATGCTGAAGAAAAATTAAAAGCTTTGGTACCTTTTAGATTATGATTAGTGAAACAGATGCTGCGTACATCGCAGGTTTATTTGATGGTGAAGGCAGTGTTTCTTACAAACAATACATGCGTAAGAAACCACATAACAAGAAAGCATATCCTAACTGGCAGATCCGAATGGAAATATCTATGACGGATAAATCTGTTTTAAATTGGCTTCACTTGACACTGGGTGTTGGAACTTTAAACGTTAAAAAATATAAATCTGCCTATACTAAAGGTTGGAAGAAACAATGGCGTTGGCGATGTTCATCGAGAGATGCTTATTATGTTTGTTTATTGATACAGCCTTACGCTCATACTAAAGTAGTAGATATAAACAAAGTAATAAAACATTACTCACACTTAACTAAAGATACATTAAAAGCTAAAGTGATAGATATTGATAGCTATAAAAGAAAGATAAATGAAAAAAATTTTAATATTAATAGTCCTATTGACTTTGACTAATTGTTCTAAGGTAGAGTTTGATGGGTTTGATCCTTTGACTTCTACGGCTAAATGGATAATAACAAAAGATAAATGACAGCTAGTCTTGGAATAGGTATGTTTTTTTATGGTATGGGTTGCGTACTAATTGGTGCCATAATTGCGTATTATATTATAAATAAAATAAATGATGATGAGTGAAAAAGATTTAGAAGAATACCATAATATTGGAAAGCCTGTAAAATGGAATAGTAAGTTTACTTACCCAAGAAGCAGTAGGAGTTTAGTCATGGGTCGAAGACACTACGCAGTAGATAACAAAAAATTACCATCTGTAACAACTATCCTATCACATACCCAATCGAAAGAAAAGCAAGATTCATTAGCCGCGTGGCAAGCTAGGGTTGGCAAGGAAAATGCAGACCGGATCAAGGACCAAGCAGCTTCACGTGGAACAGCTATGCATACGCTTCTAGAACACTATTTAATGGGCGAAAAACACGCTGATTTGACCGATGTAGGGCAAGAGGCTACCATGATGGCCCAAAAGGTCATAGATGAGGGTATAAAGGGCTCTTTGAGCGAAATATGGGGGTCTGAGGTGACTTTGTGGTACCCAGATTTATATGCAGGGCAGACAGATGTAGTAGGGATTTATAATGACCGCGAAAGCATAATAGATTTTAAACAGACTAACAAGCCAAAAAAACGAGAATGGATAGAAGATTACTTTGTTCAACTAGCTGCCTATGCAATGGCACATAACTACACTTATCAAACTAAGATCCAACAAGGTGTGGTGTTAATGTGTTCAAAAGATGGCTATTTTCAGAAGTTTGAGGTATCTGATGAAGAGTTCAGACAATACAAATACAAATGGCTCGGTAGAATCAGCAAATATTATGATAGTTTAGAATAATTCTAAACTAATTGTATCGTATAGAGTTTTTTCCTAGAGATAAAAAAATAAATTTTTATTTTCAAAACCATGTTACAACGCTATATATGTTACAATGTTAAATAAGTATTGGTATAAGCCACTTATTTAAGATTAAATTGTAACATGGTCATGTTACACGTGTTACAATACGCATAAACATTGACTTTTCAAATGTTACAAATTTTCCGTACGCGCGCGTATGAAAATGATTTATTGAAAAATGTCTCCTAGAAAAAAGTTCTATAGGGTGTATAAATAGTTATGCCCAAAAAAAGACGTAAGAGAATAGCAGCTGATAGTGCTCCTGATATACCCTATCCACGAGTGCGAGTGGAATGGATTGATTGCGTTAGTGATAGTGGCTGGGCTACAGACAAGGAGTTTGATAAAATGAAATTAGCACAGCCAGTAAATGAGGGTTGGCTGTATTCAAAAGATAAAAAATCTATTAAGCTGTTTGCATCTTACGATAAAGATGATGATGGTTTTACTTTTGGGGATCGGACGATGATTCCTCGTCAGTGGGTGAAGAAGATAACTCGGCTGTAACTACCTGAGCATCCTTATCAATAATAGGTTGATAAAATTTAAGAGCTTCTTTTACTCTCGCATCTATGTCTTCTTGTGAAGTATTTTCGTGTTTATGGAGATGTATTTCATTATTGTTTTGTAAACCACCTGCTTTGCCTCTACCAACTTCAGCGTTTATGGCAGCAGACCAGGCTTTATTCTTTCTTGACTCATCCCTTAATTTACCTAGCTCTGCAAGGTGTCCTTCGTAAGTTATATCATATTTTTTTAAAAGTTCAGATCTTCTGCTACCTATGTATTCAACAACTAAAGGATAATGTCTTGGATCCTGTAATCTACTAGCAGTTACGTGAGCAGAGTCTTCAGCATATCCAGCTGCTATCGCACAATCTGTTGCTGTCATTCTGCCCTCTTCTGACACGATTAGATTAGCAAATTTGATTTGCATGGCTGTTAGTTTTTTTGGTACTCCCATACTTGAATTATATAAATTATAGGATATATTTCAAGTCAGAATGAATGGAAGATTATTAAGACAAGTACTAGATAAGATGTTGAAATCACCTGTAGCTCAAGATGCAAGGGTTCAAGTTTGTTTACCGGACGGTAAATTTTATGATGTCACCTCTTTACAATTGCTAGAAAATAAAATAATTGGTCATAGAGAATCTCATAGATTAGTGTTTACAGTTAAGGCTGAGACCTGGAATATGGGTAAGATTTTGAAGAAAGTTGGAGATACCACTTAGCTTGAAAATTAGCTTGAAATGAATAAAGGAGAGACCAAATTTTGGCATGAAATTAAAGCGTTCAATATTAAAAATAATCGCAAATTATCATT